TCGGCCATAATTAACCTACGTTAAAGTTTGGTACTGCATTGGTGTTAAAACCACCGGCCGGAGTAGATGATCCAAATAGCGAATACTTGGATCCAAATCCGCCAGCCATTTGATACATACCAACGGCTTGGCCAACCGTACCAATTGCCTGGTACATACCGGCTTGTTTTGCCGCACTACCTGATGCCCGCATAATTGCGGCATTTTGCTCGCCTGAATATCTGTAAACGTTTGCCTGGAATGCGGCCGATGATGCGGCTAATTTGGCGTTTTCTTGAGAAATATCAAACTCTGTGTATCCCTCTCGTAAAGCATACGTTTGCAACGATCCAGCAGTTCCGCTAAATGGGTCAATGGCACCAGCTCCGGCCCTGGCACGTACAGTAGAAATTGTTCGGTTTAAGTTCGTCAACGTTTTTAAACCCTCTTGGCGGGAGCGAATGGCCTCAGTCCGGCCTTGCATTTCTACTTGCTGGGCCTGGAATCCGGCTTGTTGTTGCGCGGCCTGGGCTTGCGCTCCATAAATCTTTTCCTGTGTTTTGCCGCCCTCATATTGACCATAAGCGGCGACAAGCATTGCGGCGACGGCGACTTCCATAATTATTGTCCTATCGAAACTTTATATTCCATGTTTAACAAATTAAACTTTAACGGTTCACCCTGTGTTACCGTTATTGTTCCCTCTTTATCGAATCCTAGCAATGGTCCAGCCTTCTTTACGCCAGTAAATGGTTGAATGGCCGTGTCCAATACGTTTGATCCAAATTGTCTGAACTGAATTGGGTTCTCATTAATCGTCATGGACTGGGTGTTATAAACGTCCGCGTTAATCTCCATGATGCGCTTTTTAAATCCGCGAATATTGCCGGATGCCATTTTGGCCTCTACTGGCATGGTTTTCAGATTAATGTTGTAGTTCAATCCGACTTGCCAGGATGATGTTGCGGCCGTCGAGAATGTCACGGTTCCGCCGCCTGGCACTACCTTATCTTGCTCCAGGATGCCATCGCGAATTACTTTAACTGTCTTGGCTACCAAATGTGACATTGATGCCGATGCGCCGCTAGTGTTTGCAAACTTAGCGCTATCCATTGTCAGATCACGATTAAATGCCTCAACGTAATAGGCGGTTGATCCATTGACACTCCTGGCCACAATGACGTAAACGGTATTGACGTCAACGGCCACGGCTTTAAATAAACCGTCCGTTGTAAATTCAGATGGGGCAATAACGCTTTGCGAACGCAATAGCGAAATACACATAATCGTTCCGTCATCGCCGTTAACGACATATAAGCGATCGGTGTCATCGGTTGACGTCGCACGATTAAGTGCCATATCTATTGGATTTTTAACCAAATGACCGGATAGCAATGTCACGTTATTAGCAATATATGTTGCCTCAGTATCAGTAAACAATAGTTCGTTGACCGATTTGCCCTGGCGTTGCAAAAACAACGTGCCTGAATCCAGGCCAATAACTGGGAAATTGTTTTTAGATCCGATACGAGTTGACGTACGAATAATAAAATTAGTCGGCGTAATCGGTTCCAGGGTTGCCTGGGGTACGTAAAACTCGCCGCCAATACTAAAGATTTGTAGATCGCGGCCCGAATAAATATCGGTAATCGTATTTAATTGAGCCGTGTCGATTGTTGCCTCTACGGCCTCATCGTCCAAACCTTCGCCATATTGGAAGTTAAAGAAATCAGATACGCGCGATCCCCAAACCGTAGTCGGCCTGGACTTAGCACCGGCAAAAAATAAACGTCCTTCATGGAAAGTAACGGATCTTGGCCAGCCACGCGATGCGCTCCAGGATGGTTCGTATCCGCGCTCAATCTCCCAGCTACCTTGGGCAATATTACTGGTATCAAAAAATGGAATCTCAACAATCGCTTTAACTTTTGTACCTGATTCAAACGCCACAATCTTGGCCCGGCCTTGTGGTTCAGCATTGATATATTGACCAACGTCAGTAGATACAAAGTAAGTGTTTTGCGACGTTAAACTAATGTTGCCACTTGTACCTGATGGCGTTAAATGGCCAACGGATGGAGTTGTCACCGTCAAGGTATAAGCATAAGACGGGATCTCATCAAACGTAATCGTTGAGACGGTCCAGGTTGCATCGGTGCCACCACGTACAAACTTGATCGGCGCAAGATCTTCCTGGACAAAAATAATCGTATCTGCCGATTGGGCAAACTTTAGTCCTGGAATGACGCTGGCCGTAAAGCCGGCCACGGCCAGGTAATTATTACCGGATCCGTTGATATTGGTTACCAGGGCCTTGTTCTTGTAAATGTAAACGCGCCCAGGCACGATCGCAAACATATACGAATCGACCACATTAAACTGAAACGGCACAAGTTTAAGTGCCTGGCTGGCAAGGTTGGCCGGCAAAGTGTCAATGTATTGCAAACCCTCGCGACGACGTGCGCCGCCCTGGGGTTGAATGACTACATTAGTTGCTTTTTGAAGTGCGTTGTAATATTGATTTAAGTCAATACGGCCGCGCAATAGCGGGTCCAATTCCCCCACTACAAAATTGGTTTGAATGAGGACTGAGCGCGGCATTATCCAAACCGTACATTAATTAATGGGAATGCGTTTTGATTCTCCAAAGTAACCGATGGACGGCTTTGAGCATCAATCGCCATAGCCTGGCGGAAGAATCCGCCGCGCATATTCTCTTCAGGCAAACCGAATGCTAAACGCTGGTAATAATCGGCTTTAGTAAGTTGGTCCGTTACCATCTGTGCAAAGTTGGCGGCCAGGGCATACTTTAAAAAGTTAACGAAATAGCTAGGCATTTCACTCTCAGGAGTGCGGTATTGGTAATCAATCCATGCCTCTTCAATATTGGTCAGCAATTTATCTTGCTGAACGTCAAATTCTACGGTTGCCGGATAGTTCACGGTGTCGTCAGCATGAACGGCACGAATGCCAGCCAGCCGATCACCAGGCAATTGGTACAAGTATTTCCAGCCAAATGCGGGCGTATCAACGAGACGCGCGAGCTGGACTTTCTTTAGGGTAAAACTCCAGGGATACATCGATAAAACCATGTCCCGAATGTCATCATACAAACGATCACAAATCTGTGCCGAATCAGAAGTTTCAGCGAATGACGTTAGTGGTTTTTGCCCTAGATAAATCAGAGCATCAGAACATATAGATAGTTTTGTATCGCCCGACGCCATAACAATCCTTTAATGAGTAAAATCCAGGCGGATTTCTCCGCCCGGACTTATGGGTACTACTTAGTCTGTGTCGGTATTAGCAAGAGTTGTACCGTCATTTACGTCAACAACGCCAGCGGCGTTAGATACAACATAAACTAAAGTAGCAACAATTGTGCCGCCAGTAGATGTTACACAGTAAATCAAATCGCCCACGCTAACAATATCGGATACTGCATTAAAGTAAGCGGCAGTGTTTACATCAGCGATCGTATCGGCAGTTTTGTAACCCCACATAATTGGTGAATTACCAGCTTTAGATACGTTACCGATTGGACCAAAGTTATCTCTTGTGAATGCCATGATCTAATCTCCTTATTCAGCGCAAGTGAGTTTAACGATGCCCTCAGAATCAATCGCTACTGAGCCGGCGCTAAACATAGATGCGACCAAGAAAGAAGTTTTCTCAGCGATGTAGTCAACGCGGCTAGTTTGATTGAGACCAATTGCCATTCCTACTGAATCGCGATGGAATGCGAATACAGTACGGTCGGAGCCTGATTTTGGCAAGCCACCTTCGTCACGATCACCGATGGTTACAAACTTAAAGCCCAAGAAGGTATCCACTTCGCCGGTTACCAAGGCCTTGACGGTGTTGAAGTCAGAGCTGGTTACGGTTGTTTGGCCCAAGAGAGCAGACAAGTTGTTTGCATGGAGAACGATGGTACGGCCTTCCATTGGTACGTTCTTGCTATCCAAATACTTCTTGGCGGCGCGGAGCTTACCAACGTTTAGATCAGTTGCAGATCCAACGGGGCCATCGTTTTGAATGGTATTCGCAACGGTGCCGGTGCTGGATGCGGCAATAAGTGCATCGATGATTACTTGGTCCATGCGACGGCCAATAGCACCGGATACGACTTGAACGAGTTCTTGACGCTCGTTAAAGTTGACGCGTTGCTGATGGAAAATATCGCTATATTCTGCGGCGATATAATCGGTCATGGTTGCAGTTACTTGTGAATAAGTAACGTTCAAAGGTACTACATCGGTTTGTGGTACACGAACGGATG